AGTCGAGTGAACGAAGTCCGTAGCAAGAGCGAGCAGTCCCACCCCGAGGACCGCCCCGGCTTGCGTAGTTGCCCACAGTGGCAAGACAGGGAGACACCATGTCCGACGACGACGAACTCGGCGATGACAACGAGGGCGAAGGCATCAAGAATCTGCGCAAGCAGTTCGCGGCATTGAAGAAGGAGCGAGACGCCGACCAGGAGGAACTGACCAAGTTCCGACAGGGAGCGCGTACAACCTCCGTCGCGGGAATCCTCAAGGCCAAGGGAATCCCGGAATCCGCTGCCAAGCTCTACACCGCCGAAGACACGTCCGAAGACGCGGTAGGCAAGTGGCTGGAGGAATACGGCGACGTGTTCCATCTCTCCAGCGGTGAGAGCGACGAGAACAGTAAGAACGCGCAACGAGTCAGTGCTGCCTCTTTTGGAGGCACCACCAGTACCGACCCGAGTACCGGCAAGCCGGTGTTCGGTGACCTGGACGAAATGCGCATCGCGCTCGATACGCTACCCCGCGAGGAGCTGGAAAAGCTCGGCTACATTCCACCCGACCCGATCTTCGGACCGCGTCGGTAACCAGCAAACTGCCTATCTAGATAAGCAAACCGCCCATATCTAGCATAGGAGCCATAAGTGGCTAATGCGTATACAGATGGCGGAACCGCTTATGCCAACCTGCTTGCTGCCGGTTACGACCGTTTCTTGGAGTACCAGCTCCGCAGCACGCCCGTGTTTCGTCAGTTCGTCGACAAGCACCCGGTTGACGTAACCAACCCCGGTCCCACCGTCACACTGTCCCTCATTCAGGAGTTCGCCGCCCTTGCGACGACTCCCCTCACCGAAACCGTGGACCCGGATTCAGTTGCAGCCGTGGCCCCCGTTCGCGTCACCGTGACGTTGAACGAATACGGTAACGCCGAGATCAGCACTCTGCGTCTGCACGAGCTGTCGTTCACGCCCGTTGACCCCGCCCTCGCCAATGTGTTGGGCAAGAACATGGTCGACACGATCGACAAGCTGGTCCAGAACGTCGCTGATGCTGCTACCAACATCATCGGCGTCAATGCCACCGTCGTCAAGACCAACACCTCGGGCTTCTCCGAAGTTGCGACTGCTGCCGGTGACAACATCTCCAGTGCCGTTGTCCGTGATGCCACTGCGCTGCTTCGTCGGCGCAATGCTTCCGGCCGCGACGGTAACGACCGATTCATCGCACTCGTGCACCCCGATGTCACAGTCGACATCGCTTCGGACACGGGTTGGTTGAGCCCGCACCAGTACGTCGACACCTCGAACATCTACAACTTCGAGATCGGCACGTACCTGGGCTCACGGTTCGTGATGACTCCCCGCGCCACCGTCGTTGCTGACGGTGCCGCATCTGCCAAGGTGTACCGCACCTACTTCCTGGGTGCGCAAGCGTTGGTGGAAGCGGTGGCAGTGGAGCCACACATCGTGGTCGGTCCCGTGGTCGACAAGCTGCGCCGGTTCAACCCGGTCGGCTGGTACGGCTTGCTGGGAGAGGCGATCTTCCGCCAGGAATCAATTCAGGTCGCACGCACCACGTCGAGCATTTCGGCCATGTAGTACCACGCCGGCAGGGCGCTCAAAAGGCGCCCTGCCGTGCAGGGACATAACAAACCATAAGAAAGGTTTCCGTGGCCTGCTCAAGCGGTTGCACAAATGGTCCACATGAGACGTGGGGAGAATGCGTGCGAAGTAAGCACCTGGAGATTCCCGACGTGACTGCACGTGAGCACAACCAGGGAATCAACGGGCAGTTGAACGAGTACGTGAAAGCCCGCGAAGCGGGCCTACAGCCGCAGACCTGGTTTACCCGTGACGTGAAAGCCGCCTGGAAGGCGACGGACGCAATGGGCGTGCCGTTCCGCGCGGACGCATAGATGCCACAAAAGCGTACCCGCCCGTATCGGAATTGCACAGTGTGCGGTGCGGAGTTCTTGGCCAAGAAGTCCACGCAGTTGCGATGCGGTAGATCGTGCAGCATGAAAGCTCGCTACGCAGATACCAAACTCACACCCGAACAAATTGCAGCGTACAAGCGCAAATTGAAGCTGCGCCTCGATTTCAATATGACGGTCGAGCAGTACGAAGCACTCCTTGCCGAGCAGGGGGGCGGGTGTGCAATCTGCGGAGGCATTGACTCTCGACGGCTCAACGTAGACCACGATCATGCCTGTTGCCCCGGACGTGCAAGTTGCGGTAAGTGTGTTCGCGGTCTGTTGTGCATCAATTGCAACCTAACCCTTGGCACCGCCAAGGATAATCCGGCGGTATTACGCGCCGGCGTCCGGTATCTAGCAGAATATGGGGTGATCTAACGTGACAAGTTGTGGAGATTTGATAGATGAATGTACCGCTATTTTGCACGGCTGGGGCTCCACTCAGGACAGGGTCACCCCGCTGTCCCTCAACGTCGGCGGTGCAGACAACACATTCACCGTCGACTTCGCTTTCGGCCAAGCGGTCGGCATCTCGCCGGGCGTCGTCGAGATAGATCAAGAACAACTCTACGTCACCGCCGTTGACCCGTCGAGTGGCCTCTGCACTCTCGCCAACGGTTTCGGGCGCGGTTACGGCTCGACGACAGCAGCACCACACACCGCCGGTTCGCGTGTTATCAGCCGGCCCAAGTTCCCGCGCATCTGGCTGTTCAACCAGCTCAACGAAATCATCGGTGCCGTATTCCCGGACCTGTTCGACGTTAAGCGGCTGTTGACGGTGGTCACATACCCACTCAACAGCTACGCACTACCGTCCGCAGACCCGGTATTGATGCTAGATGCCCAATGGCAAGACCCCATCGGCAACTGGAATAGATGCCCCAGTTACGAGATTGACCCGTACGACAATTCTTTCCGGCTTCACAGCGGCGCAACGCCGGGTCGCCCGCTGCGTATCCTGTACGGCACTGAGCCGCAGCCATTCACCGACGAGTCCGACGACTTCGAGGCCACCACCGGATTGCCCTCCTCGTGTTCTGACGTATTGACACTCGGCGTAGTGGCAAAATCAGTACCCGGTCTTGATATCTCCCGAGCGCAGCTCTCCTCGGTCGAGCAGTCAGACCGCAGCCGGGTTGTCCCGCCGAATGCGGGCATCACTGCGGGCAAATACCTGGAGGGCGTATACGAGAAGCGTCTACAGAATGAGGCTGCTGCCTTGCGCAAGCCTTTCCGCGCAAGAATGGTGAGGGTTTCCTGACGTGACAACCAGAAGGTACTACTCAAACGCGGCACCCAGTCAGACTCTTTCCGGGTCTATCACGTCCGGTCAGACGAACTGTGCCGTCGCTTCATTCTCCGGCTGGCCGACGCAGTTCCCGTACTTTGCGACATTGGAAGTCGGCACTATCAGTGCCGAGATCGTCTCGGTTACCAACGTCGTCGGTACCACGGCAACAATCGTCCGAGGGCAGGATGGCACCTCGGCGATTGCACACCTCGCCGGTGCAACATTCGACCCGACCTTCATTGCAAAAGACGCGGACGAGGCGAACGCACACACCTCCTCGGCGTTCGGCGCCACCGGCCTGCACGGGCTGGCCGGTGCGATAGTGGGCACCACCGACGCGCAGACGTTGACCAACAAGACGCTGACCGCGCCGACCGTCTCGGCGCCAGTGGTAAGCGGCACCCTGGCCGGTGCATCAGAAACCCTGTCGGGCACGCTTGCTGTCAGTGGTGCCACGACGGTCGCAGCACTGACCGCGTCCGGCGCTGTGGCGGCCAACGCCGCCGGAACGGGGCTGGCCGTCGCTCACGACGCCACCGTGGCCGGCGCGCTCACCGTGACCGGCGCCGTGCAGGCAGCATCCGTTACGGCGAACACCGCCATGTTCATCGCCGGCAACACCGTCGCCTCCGTGCAGTCCGGCGGCAAGACGGTTATCGAGTCCGGCAGCTTCACGTCCGTGTTCACCTCGGCGCCAGCGACGGCCGGGACGCTCACGTTCCCGACCGCGTTCGCCACCGCCCCGATCGTGCATATGCAGGTGATAGTCGGCGCCAGCCTCGACGTCAACGTCAACCTGCAGGGCGTGACGACGACTACCGCGACGTGGCGGCTGTTCCAGAATGTCGGGACCTCCATCTCTGCCACCGTCACGGTTCACTGGATTGCGATAGGCACCTAGACAGTGCGCACCCTTCCACTCAAGCTGCCTTCGGCCTACAAGCTACTGGCCGGCAGTTCGGTCGTCCCGTCTGACGTTGATGTCGGTGGTTATGACTTCATGGTGGGCGGGCATGGTTTCCGCCTGGCAACCGATACGCAGTTCGCTTACGTGCGTTCCACCGAACCGACGACGGTACACCGTTTCGACACTTCTCTTGAACCGGGCGAGCAGACGCTTTCCCCGATTCCCTGGGTGAAAGCTCAGTCCAGCTTCCACGGAGGCGCCGGGCAGCTCAATCTGGAGCAGGGCTTCACCGCATTCCAGTTCCAACAGGAACAGGTTGAGCACGTCCGCTTTGACACGTCGCTCGGTATCGACTGCTGGACGCCGGGGCAGGTGAAGCGCCTGCCCGACACGTATCTGTATGCACTCGGCTTCACGCCGAGTAGCGTCATCACCGCCACCAGCGGCGGTATTGACTATGCCATCGCCGGTGGGGCTGGAAAGTTAGCCCAGGTCGCCTGGCTGTCCGGGCCGGACGCTGCACCGACGATTACCAATATCGACCTGACGAGCGCCATCTTCGGCGGCGCCGCTAACTGCAACGTCACCTCGATTACTACGGACGGCGCGAACTACTACGCCGTCGTCCAGTTGACATCGGTGGGCAGTACGGCAGGCGTATTCACGATAATTGCACGAGGCTCCGTCGCATCGTCGGCAGCGCCGACAGCCGCCTATGACTGTCCGGCCGCCGCACAGATACCGTCGGTGGTCGGTTGGGCGAAGTCGCGCCTCGTTGGCGCGATAGGCGTCTCGCTCTACGAGTTGAGCGCCACCGCTGCGGCGCACACCGCGCTACCGGGCCCGAAATACACCCACCCGGTAAGCGCGTGGGCATGGTCAGCCATCTCTGAATCGCCGAATGGCATACTCGCCGCTGGCGCGGCGGGTGCGCAGTCCCGTATACTTGAATTGACACTCGATACTGCCGGCGCCACGCCCACCCTGACGGGTGGCACCAGTGTTGCAGTTCTCCCCATCGGGGAAACCGTAACGGTGATGGGTTCGATCCTCGGGTCGTTTCTCGCCATCGGCACTACGGCCGGCGTGCGCATCGCCTCATTCGACACCTATTCGGGCGCGTTGAAATACGGTCCACGGTCGCTCGAATCAACACAGCCGGTCAACGGCATCACGGCGCGTGACCGCTTCGTGTATGCCGGCTACTCGAATCAGCAGGCAGACGGCAAGACGGGCATCGCCTGCATCGACCTTTCGCTGACGGTAGACGCCGGTGGTCGACTCGCCTGGGCGCCGGGACTGCGTCCGCCCACCACTGCGACGACCGGCCAGGGCGCAGTGGTGGCGGTTGGCACCTTGCCGCTGTCGACCCGCTTGATGTTCATTACGGCGGAAGGGATACACGTCGAAGGCTCAGGCCCCGGCACGGACGGTCTTGCCTGGCTACGCACATCGCGTATCCGGTACAGCACGGCAGAGTTGAAGCTGTTCAAGCTGGGGCGCCTCCACGGGACGCTGGATGTAGCCAACATCCAGATCACCGGCATTGCGCCATTCAAGTCAGACACGAACTGCGGCACTTTCGGTTTCTTGGCAAGCGGAAACCCTGGGGAGTTCGGCTTGCCCTCCGGGCTGAACGAGTGGATTCAGTTGAAGTTCAGCCTACAGGGCTCGGCGTGCGTGCTCAACAGCTACCAGGTTAAGGCGATACCGGCGCCGAAGCGCCAGCACGTTGTCACGCTGACGGCCAACTGCTTCACCAACGAGGTGGACAGGTTCGGCCTGGCGGTGACGGACCCGGAGACACCCCGCCGGCGGTTCCAGAATGTCGAAGACATAGAAGCCATAGGCGATGAGGTGCGGTTTGTGGAGTTCACGAACCTCGGCTCAGTGGCGACACTGGTCGTTATCGACCAGCTTGCCTTCCAGTCGTTTTCGAGGCCCAACATCGAAGACGACACCGGCGGGTATATCACTTTCAAGATGCGAATGACAGAGGCATAATGGCTAACCTGTATTCACCACCCACGTACAGGATGCACGCCGTCATGGAAGGTGCGTTGCGTTACTACGTCGACACCAGCACAACCACCTACAAACTGAACGGCGCCTGGGGCAATACGCAAAACCCCGGCATCGGTTCACTCGACGGTGCCACTAGCGTATTCGACAGACCGACCATTGTCACCGATGCACTGGCGACAGAACTACGCACTTACGGGGTGGGGACGGTGACAACCGTATGACCGATAATGACGACAAGCGTCCCACGCCGGACCCGACCATCCTCACTACCGAACAGTTGCTCCGCGAAATCCAGACCCTCAAGGACTGGGTGAAGGCACAGATCGACGGCCTCGACGGGGTAATTGACGAGAGGTTTGCGTCCGTTGCGAAGCAGTTTACGCTTATCGAGCGGCAGCGAGTGGAGCAGAAAGCCGACACGGAGAAGGCGGTACAGGCCGCATTGAGTGCGGCCAAGGAAGCCGTCAAAGAACAGACTGCCGCATCTGATAAGTCGATTGACAAGGCGCAGACTTCCACTGCCTCAGACGTGAAGCAGCAGGGAGTGACGTTCGCCACGGCCATTCAATCCCAAGACAAGCAGCACAACGACCTAAAAGATCGGGTCACCAACATCGAGGCCCGGGGGGCGGGTCGCAAGGAGGACCGCGCCGCCTTATATGCCGCCTTCACCGCACTCGGCACGGCGCTGTTCCTGTTGATCGGTTTTGTGTCCCTTTACCTGTCGTTGAAGCCGTGACCGTCGCCTGTGACATCTCCGAATACCAGGTCCCGGTCAACGACTCCTACCCGCACCGCTGGATCACGTTCCGGGCTTGTGACGGTTCCTACGTCGACCGCAACGCACCAGCCAACCTCGCCTGGTGTCAGCGGGCCCTCACTGCGGGCCGCCTCGACGGGTACGGCGTGTACGTCGTCTATCGGCCTGGTGCCAATGCCGCCATCCTCGCCACCCTCAGTCGGCTTGGTGTCCCCACCGGTTGCACGGTCATGGTTGACGCGGAGTCGTGGGGCGGGCAGATCCGTGGCGACAACAGCGCCGAGCTGAACGCACTCGCCAACGCGCTCGTCGCGCGGCAAGGCGCGCAGTCCCGCGTGTGGGGCTACGGCAACCGCTCGGACCTCTCCGGGCTGTGGCCCGGACGCCCGTCGTGGCTCGGTGTCGTCGTCGCATCCTACGGCGGCAGCAAGCCGACCGGCATACCGAACATGGTCGGTTGGCAGTACACCGACGGCCAGCCCCAATACGCCGTCCCCGGCCTGCCGTCAGCGAGCGCGCCGTTCGGGCCGTGTGACCACAACGAGCTGTACCTAACCGCACAAGGAGATCCACCCGTGACCCCAGCAGAGATCGCCGCCGTCGCCGACGCCGTGTGGGGGAAGGTTTTCTCCGCACTGATGCCCGACGGCAAAACCCTTTCCCCGCAGCACTCCGCCGCCGAATGGCTGGCCGGGACGAACATCGCCGAGCGCGACGACGTGACCGCCGCACAGCTCGCCGCTGCTGTCGCGGTAATCACGGCAGCCATCGCCAAGATTCAGACCGGTCCGGGCGGCGCTGCGCCGACCTACCAGTCTGGACCCCTCGTCCTCACCCCACTGCCGTGAAGCTCCCGAAGCCGGGAGAGGTCCGCAAGCTCGCCGTCGCCGCGCTGGGCATCGTCGCCCAGATCGTCGCGGCCGGCGTCCTCACCGGCGCCGTCCTGCACTCCGCGCAGGCCGTTCTGGCGATAGCCGCCAGCGCTGGCGTTTACAAAGTCCCGAACGACAAACCGGCCGGAGCCTGACCGATGCCCTTCACCCCGACTTACGGCGACCCCGCCACTGGCGCGGGGTTCAAGGACGGCCCCGGCGGCGCCACCCCTATAACCAAGGACTCACTCAACAACCTGGTGACCGGGGTCATTAACGCGAACTCCCTCGTCTTCGACGTGCCCGCCCCGGTGAACGTGGCCGCGACAGACAAGGCCAACATCAACGCTGCGATCGTACTGGCTAACGTGGCGGGTGGGCACGTCGTTCTACGGGCGGGAACTTATCTCATCGATGCCGCCCTCACTGCCCTCGCTAACGGTGTGACGATCCGAGGGTGCGGCCCCGCCGCCACGGTCATCCGGTCCTCATCCACCACGGCCGACATGATCACCTCCACCGGGACGAGCCTAATCGGCGTGCGTGACCTGCAACTGGAATCCCTCGTCACCCGCACCGCCGGGTCTGGGATCAATTTCACCACCATCACCGGCTACATCATCGATAACGTCCGATTCGTCGACACGTTCAACCTCGGCACGTTCACGACGGCGAACACTGGCTGGATATCGAGGATCAAGGTCGCCCACGGTGCCGGTGTCATAAATCAGGGGTTCTGGTTCCAGTCCTGCGTCGACACGCACGTTTCCTCGGTCCTCACCAACGGGGGGACTGTCGCATTGCCCGCCGGGCAGGCATGGATACAAGTGGATTCCGGTTGTGACACATTCGGCATTGTGGATGTTACCGCCGTTGCGTCGTCTGGGTCCGGTACGGGCCTGTACCTGTCTCACTCACTGTCACCAAGCTCGTTCGCGCCCCGGTGGATCAAAGTTAGCAACGCATGGTTCGAGGGGTCACACGGCGGTGTTTCCGGTGCCAACGGTATCCAGATCGATGACTGCCTGTCCGCACACTTCGAGAATATATACACCGCCACCAGCCTCAACGGCATAAATATCATAGGTGGCCGAGACATACGCTTTGCGCGGTTGATTAGCCTCAACAACTGGCTACGGGGGATGGTGCTATCCGGCGGCACTGGCCCGGTTGACGTTACTGTCACCGACAGTACGTTCGACTCGAACAGCCAGGGCCTCACCAACAACGTAAGCCACCTCAATATCGGGGGCTCCGCAGCGGGCATCCGCATCCGCGACACCTACTTCGGGCAATCTGTTCTCGGCCGGACAGCGAAACCGTCCTACGCCATAGATAGCAGCGTCGTGCAAGCGTCCGACGTACAGGTCACCGGCTGCCGTTTCAACGCCGCCGACTATGGCACGGGCATACTCGGCGGCTCTGGCGCAACACTGATGAAGTTGCGGGACAACAACGGCTACAACCCAGTCGGCGCCCTCGGGCCGCCGACTGTCCCGGCGACGACTGTCGCTTACACCAACGCCTACGGTGTTGATGCCTCCGTATTCGTAACCGGCGGCACGGTTACCGTCGTCGCCATTGGCGGTACGGCTACCGGGTTGGTCGCGGGCGCGTTCCGCGTGCCGGCCGGGGGAACCATAACCCTCACTTACACCGTCGCACCGACCTGGAAATGGATCGGCGACTGAGCGCCTAATGCCATTTCCAGGTACGAACTCGGCCCAAAGCCCGCCCACCTATCCAGGGTTGACCACCTTCCCCGGCGCCTATGTGGACCCGCGCGACTTGACCCTTATCTACGTTGTTGCGCGGGACCGCTGGACGGCGACAGTCGACGAGCCGGCCGAAACAACCGCGCCAAGACCATAAGGACCATGAAATGACCGAACAGGAACCGACTCGCTACGAGATCACGTTCACCGCTTCCGGCACCGTCGCGGAAGGCCCAGCCCCAGACCCAGAAGTACCCGTCAATGTCGGCAACGCCGACGAGGAATCAGAGGAGAAGTAGATGACAGTCAGGCGCTTTTCGGCTTCATCTTCCTCGTGGGCGTAGTCAGTGCCCGCTCCACATCCCAACCGGCGTCGATCCGGTTGTAGAGCACACCGCGAGCCATGCCGACGGAATAGGCCCACTCGGCGATGGTCCGAGTGACTCCGTCGACAGTCAGCGTCCGGTTATCTCTGCGGTTGTTGCCCTGCTGGCGGTAGGTACTCCACCTGCAATTCTCGGGACTGTACGGACCGTTCGTATCTACCCGGTCCAGCGTTGTCTCGTCGGGTCGTTCGCCCATGTCGGCGAGGAATACCGCGAAATTATCCCAGCGCGAGTCGAACAAGATGCCCCGCCCGCCGTAGTTCGGGTAGTTGTGATTGCTCGGGTTGTGGCAACGCTGCCGAGCGGCCTGCCAGCTATTCCACGTGGCGGTGCGGATGGCCCCGTGGGCACGATTCGCATATCCCTGCTTGCGGACCCGCTCAAGATTCAGACACCCACACGATTTCGTGTTCCCACTCGTCAGGTTCGACGTCAGCACCAGCACCCCGTTCCCGCAAGAACATAGGCAATGCCACTGCGAAACGGAGTTGGTATTGAAGACCCGGCGCGGGCCGGGTTTCCCGGCCGTCAGTCGTCCGAATACATGGCCCGTCAGATTTAGTCGTCTGGTTCCAGACGCGCGCTTGTCCATCCATAAATTGTACCATATAAAGGGGTGTCACCATGACAGTGGGAGTATCCACAGTCAACGTCGCGGACGCTTGGCTCAACTGCATCCGTTCCGGCGGTGCAACACGCACCGTCGTGGCGGGCCTGTTCGTGAAACTACACACCGCCGACCCCGGCTCGGCGGGTGCCACCGCTGCGGCGGTCGGCTCAGCGACGCGAGTCGCAGAGACGCAGGGAGCGTCGGCTTCCGGCGCCATTGCCCAGAACGGGACGGCGCCTGTCTGGACGAACGGCGGCACGACAGAAACCTTGACCCACATATCGGTGTGGGACGCCGTTACGGCGGGCAACTTCCTGTATTCGGTGTTGCTGACAGCCCCGCAGGCATGGGTCAGTACGAACACGTTCACGTTGAATACGCTGGGCGTGTCCATCACTCCACTAGCGGCGTAGTTCGGTGGCTGACA